TCAGAGTAGTCAACTTGGCCTTCCACATACGCCACTCTGGGAGTGGTGGCTAGTGCCAGGGAGTCGAGCATGTTACGCATGGTTGCGCTCTTGGTGCGCTGTATGTCTGCCAGCTCATCAAACAGGCTTTCGCCACTCCAATGATGTGGCAGGCAGGACATGCGGAACACTACGAAAGGATGGTCATCAACCACTACGTTGCGCACAATGTTGTACGCACTTCCCATGCAGCAGATTTTGCGTCTTTCTGCTCTGCCATCACCATCCAAGTCCACTTGGACATAGCTCTCAATGTAGAGCACTTCTCTATTAGCTGGGTCTTGTTCAGTTTGCTCTTCTTCCCTCCAAGTGGGATTGCGTAGGAGCCACTCCTCATTGCTTTTGTAGGTATCGTCCACATCGGCATACTGCATTACGAGCTCAGGGTCATAGCCCATTTCCACCAGCTCACTGACGGTGAGCCTTTGCCTACGTGCCAGGATTTTTGCGTCCTTTAGCGATATCGCATTCCTGTTGATGAGGAACTCCTCTGGAGGCACAGCATCTGTACAGATTTTGCCCTTGGAGCTGGTTTTGGTGAGGCTCAGGTTGAATAAGCCATCTTCACTCTGGCTGGAGCTCGTAATCTCCCACTGGCCCTGTTGCATCACAGCAGCAGCCACCTCCTGGCTGATGCCTGTGAGCTCACGCACTGTGGTCTCTACTTGCTCCTCATACCAAATTTGCGCAATGCCTACGCCTTTGATTAATGCGTCCTTGATGACCGTATCCAACAATGTATATCCATCAAGTCTATCCTTGAGCAGGTAGTTGCAATACTCCGTGGCTTGTTGGGCCAGTGGAACGTCATCTGCCTGCCGTGGCTCAAACTCGACTACATGCTCAGCTGAGAACAAGGTGCGCATGATGCTGGGCAGACACTGCTGCACCGCATCATGGATTTCCTTGGCTTGGTATTGGCTTCTGCCTTCCTGCTCTACTGGATTATCGCCAGAGTCTGCAAAGGGCTCTGCGAGGTAGTAACGCATGGCACGAGCTCTGTCTGGCGAGAGCTCTGTGTCAATGTAGTCCACAGCCTCTGTGATGGTGTTTGCCATCCAGGCCTGGAAACTAATTTCATCTAAGGGAATGTACTCAGCCATTGGGCTCCTTTTCTGGGATATCGACTTCAAACCATTCCTTGTCACAGGCCTCACAATGCAATGCTGGATAGGCTCTGGTTGGGGGTGCTAGCTCTCCTCCACACTCTGGGCATTGGGTCAGGCTCATGCAACTACTCCTGCGTATCTGCGCTCTGGTTTGCGTTGGGTACGAACATAGCCAGCACTGTCTAACATTGGGCTGGCAAAAGTGAGACAAAGAGCATCCGCAAAGTCCGGTGACTTGCGGAGCCTCTTGGCTGTGACTTCCTTGCGCTCCAGGCATAGAGTGCCATTGGGTTTGTACTCAAACCTTGGGGCTACTAAATCCTCTACGAGCTGCTGATGGTCTGGGAGCTCTACTTCTCCTCCAAGCCACTCTCTGCAAGTGAACCAGAGCTCTGCTCGCTTGTTGGCATAGGTGTCTGCTTTGCTTGGGCTTTCACTAACGTTGATACCGATTGCTGGCACACCCAGCTGACGCAATCTATCAACTACTCCAGCTCCTAAGCCTATGTTGTCACAGCATATCTCTATGGGTTGTTGCTCTGCGTCCTGGTACAAGTGATCCACCCTGTCTGCCAGGGTCATCAAGTCCAGCTTCTCCCAGCTGTGGATTTTGGTTACCTTGCGGCCCTGACGCTCCACGAGCACGGACTTGTCTGCGCCCATACGAGCTACGTCCAGGCCCCAAATGGTGGGGTAGTCATGCGGAACCTTAACCCTACGGTTAACTGCATCCTCCACTAGGCCACGGGGGATGACTGTGTCATCATCCACCGTAGGCCAGAGACCCAAGACACGAGTACGCCACTGGTTGCTCTCCTTGCCGTACTTGTCCCTCATCTCTGTGATGAAGTCAGGGCTCACCATTGGGCTATCCAGGCAGCTGACGTTCATCGTGTACCACGTGCTTTTGTTCACGTGATGCGTATCAAAGAAATAGCCTGTGCTTCTCGTTGGGTTGCCTATCAAACAGATGTAGGCGTTTGCGCTCGTCATGCTTCCATACGCTGCCTCAAAGACTGCTTCATCGACTCCAGCTGCCTCGTCTACACACAAAAACGTTGTGGCTGAGTGGATACCCTGCATTGCGTCCGGTTGGTCTTTGCGGCTCACCTTGAAGCTGAGGAAAGCTTCCGTAGGGGAAGCTGCCAACTCTATGCGCTCATTCTTCACTATCAAAAGCTCTCTCAGAGCCTCTGGGAGCTCTGTAATCCACCGCTTGACCTCAGCGGCCAACACATCAAAAAGCTGGCTCTGCGTAGGGCTCGTGGCTACCAGCTTGATGGGGTATCTGGTAAGCAGAAACCAAAGCATTGCCCAAGACGTTACTGCACTCTTGCCCACCCCGTGGCCTGCCGCACAACTGCATCTTCTTGTACCACGTGCAAATTGGTCTAGTAGTTCGGACTGCCAAGGCTGAGGCGTTACCTTCAGTACATTGCGGACAAACCCATTGGGGTCATCGTAGTAGCGCTCCAAGAACTCACGATAGACATTTGCTTTGCTCATAATTTACTAATCGTGACTTCGGCTCTACCTGGGCGTTCTATGGCTCTTCTGTACAAATGAAGCTCATCCACTTGGGAATCATCTGGGAAGACTCCCCAGTGCATCAAGAGGTCGAGCACAGCCTTGGCATGGTTGTCCAGGTCTCTGGCGGCCTTTGATGGTGGATAGTACTCTATGCTGACGGCTAAACGGTCTACAGCTGTGTAGCGCTGAAAGGAGGGGGCAGGAGACTTCTTGTACAGTCTCCCTGCCTTTGAGAGGATGGTGCGGCCTTGGTATTGCCTCCAGTAGCCATTGACGCTAGGAGGCCAACCCAGTACTAATTTCTGTGCTTCATCCAAAATCCTCTTGCTCCACAAGCTTGAAAACTCTACTCGTTCTTTCAAGCTCGTAGGCTTTTGTCAATTTTGGCTGCTCTTCCTTGAGCTTTTTTGTGTCCA